TTAATACACTTCTACAATTCTCAAACGTTCATGCCATATCCATCCGTTATTATTTCTAGAATAGACACGACACCAACCATTTTTAATTTCAAAGATATAGAACTGATCATATCCTGCTCTATAAGTATTGTTTGTCACGTACCACTCTATACCTCTAAATTTAACTAACGCTGCACCATGATAATCGACACGCGCTCTGAATTTAGCTTTAGATGACTTTTTCATGTTTAATGGTGGAATACTATTCACTTTTATTCCTGTTGTATCTGCAAGAATATTACGTTGCGCTACTGCTTGTTTATCATCTTTTTTTGCAAAATTCTTACCACCTGCTGTTTTGTAGATATCTTTAACGATTAAGCGTTCATACCATACATAACCGTCATTGCTAGGACTGTAAACTCTAGCCCAACCATTACGAATTTCATAAATGTAGAACACGTCGCCCGGATTGTATTCTTCACTCGTAACAACCATTACGTTATTATGGTTAGGTCTACAAATTCTAACGCCCTCGCTATCTGCAACCGCTTTGAAGTATGGTTGATTACTCCATGTTAAGTTTAGCGGTGGCTTTTTCTCTAACTTGATTGAACTTTTAGATTTACGTTGAGGTTTTTGTACTTCTTTAATATCAGTTAAATCAACGCTATCGTCTGCGAAGTCTGGCACAATGAAATGTGTTAAGCCTGTGTAATCATCTTCACGTAATTTAGCTGGCGAATTGGCTTTACTATCGAAGTTTTGTTCTAAGATTGTAAATGATTTTGTACCGCCGCTATTGTCCCAAACTAAACCAGTATGTCCCCACTTTTTGTAAATTCCTGACGTATAAATTGGAATTGCACAAATAGGCGGCACGTAATCTCTTGTATTTTTAACCACTTTCCAACCTTTCGGCATGGCGTTTTTAGTGTGTAACTCTTTAGCGTTACCAATGAAACGTACGCCGCCTGTTACATGATAGATGAAGTCTACAACGACATCTACACATTGATAAGCCCACTCTTTATCAAAGTCGATATATTGTCCTTTCAAGCTGTGCATGTATTCGATTGCTTGTTTATACTTAACCACACTTTGTGGCGAAGGTGTCGGCTTTTTGCTTGTTTTCGTTGATAATTTCTTGCTTGGTGCAGGTTTAACGCCATTAATATATTTAGCAATCTGTTTATCTAAATGCTTAACGTTTCGTGAATATCCGCAAGCCTCTAATAAGTTTCCGGGATCAATTTTATCATCTTGAATGTCTTGGTGTCCCGGCACTTCTGTTTTGTAATCAATTCCCCAATAATTACATAAATAAGCCAATACACGCGCCATATTATCCAATGACTTACGTGAACGTTGAATGTTGCCCGGAAAATAACTGCCCTCTACACCAAACGCAACGTCGTTAGCGTCAGCACCATACCACTGATTATCGGTAGGCGTGTTATATATTACATGCCATGCTTTCTCTGTAACTGGAATACATACAATACACTCTTTATCGTCAACAAATATATGAGCGCTCGCAACAGTAGCCCAACTTTCCATATACGTATTTCTATAATAGTTTACATTCGTTTGTGCTGTCGTATGAGGGTTTCCTGTGTCATGTGCTACTGCAAATAAAGGTTTTTTACTTGTTAAGGGTTGCCCGCTTCTACGTGTCCCAATCGGTAAGAAATCATACTTAACTGGGACGCCATTCCATTTTTCTGCCATTATCCACGACCTCCGCCAATTTTATTATTTTTATCTTTAGTTGATCCTGTGCGTGTTTTAACTGTTTCCCAAATACCTGTTGCCATTAGCCCGCTAATCAAACCAGCAAGCAAACGACCACCAATTGATAATTCGGTAACAATTTCAGGAATAAACGCTGTAATACCACCTAAAACGATACCAATACCAATAGCGATTAAAGGTACAACATTTTTAGGTACTCCAGCTTGCTTAACTAATTGTGTTAATGCGATTGTGATAACTGAAATCACTGTTGCAAATGCAATAATACTTTCCATTTCTTCCACTCCTTATCCAAAATAAAAAGCCGACACATAAAAGTGCCGACTTAAAAGAATGCAGCTGCAAAACCTAATGCTCCGACAAGTACCGAAGCAATACCACTGATAATTGCAACTATAATCTTTACGTTATAACCTTGTTTTTCTTTAATGACTTCACTAAACGTTTCAAGTTGTTTACTATGATCCTTAACTTGATACTTAACATCAGTGAACTCTCTGCCAAAGTTGCTCATTGTATCTGAGAGTTTTTCCAAATGTTTTTCTGAGCGTTCTTGACTTTCAAACGCTTGTTTTTGATAGATGATTTGTTTATCTACCTTATTATTTAAATCTTTCAATTCACTTGTGTGTCGTTTATCATTCTCATCTATTTTATGATAAATTTCCCTGTTATTATCGATAAATTCTTCTCTTAAGACGAAACGTTCATCTTTTTCTTGCAACGTCAGCACCCCCGTTAAAAGCAATCAACGCATTAATCATCGCTAAGGTTGCAAACTGTACTGGAGTTAACCAATTAATCGCATTAAATATACTTGCAGAAGTTAATAAAAAATAATAAATAGCGTTGCCACTTCCACCTACAATTAACAAGAAATTAAATTTATTGCTTATTTGTTGTTTAGGTAAGAATACAGGTGCAAGAATGATAAACAAACTAAAAATCATGCCTAGAACGCCCCATAACCAAATAGGCATGACTTGATGAAGTGTTATATAGAAGTCGCTATCGCTTAATACAGTGCTTTGTTCTTTAGTCCAAAAGAAACCTCTTTCAAACATGAGTAGACCAAAACCGAAAATAAAGATAGCTAACACTTTGTAATTAAATGAATTTTCTTTCACATTTTCAACTCCTATTCTGCGTCAGTTTCAGTTGTTTCTTCCACGTACTCTAGTGAAGTTGTTAACTTTACTGGTTTAACTGTCACTTTTTCACTAATAATACCGAACTCATAATTTAATTCATTTAGACTATTTAAACGACTAGCAAGCGCTTTAACTTTATCTAAATCATCAAATTTAGTTGCGATATTCACATTATTAGTTGGGTAGAATTGACCTCTAAAGTCATTATCTAAAACAGCTTCTTCTCCTTTTTCATTCACTTGTACTAAGATATAACTTTCTGTGTTTTTTACGATTTCATTTGCCATAATAGTTTCCTCCTAAAATTTGGTATAAAAATAGTGCTAAAGGTTACTCTCCTTCAGCACTTACAGTATCTTTATTTTCTTGTTCTGATCGCTCTCTAATTACTGCTCTTAACATTGCATTTTCTTGTGAAAGTTTAGCGTTTTGAGTAACTAATTCCTCAATGACATAATTTGGATTAGCTTGTAATTTGTTGTTCATTTAATTGTTCCTCCAGTTTATTTATTTTTTCGTTTAATTGTTGTATTGCTCTTAATGCCCAAGATAGCATTTCATTAGTATTCACACCACTATTAAAAACAAATTCTACTGGAATGTCGTAGCCGTCGCCAATTACTGGTCCGTGATGTATTGTTTGCTTTTCATCATCGTTGTATTTGTAACTATATAGCTGCAATTCGTTAGAAATAACATTTAATGCGTCATAGTCCCATTTTTTAATATCATGCTTAAATTCAGCGCTAGACGCTTTTATAAAGTCACTCGCTCTGACTGGTTTGAACCCTGTATTTCCACCGTTATAACGTAAGTTGTTAGTTACCCATAGTTCATTGGTAGATACTCCAATATAAAAGTTTTGTCCAGTATTTACACGAACTGAATTTGCTTGTATATCGTCGCACTGCAAATCTTTGTATTTAGGGCTTCCATTATTATATCCATTATAATCAGTTATTCTTAGTTTGCCTTCTTTCGGGTCTACTAAAGCATATAAATTGTTATTTTTAGCCCACCAATCTCCTAATAAATTACGAGCATAAAAATCTCCAGTACCAATATTACCGTCTTTATCAGTTGCGTAGATGTATCTTGATTTAGGCGATTTATCAAATCGTATTCCAGAACCAAAACTATAAGACGCTGGCGCTTTTTCTACTAATTCAGTTATTGTTCCATAAGATAAAACGCCGTCTGTATCTGCGACGCTGTCATTCAGTTTAGTCCAAAATCTAAATTCATTTGTACCTGCACGATTGTTTTTCATTGGTCTAATATAAACGGAACTTGTTTCACTCTCAATGTTTACAGTGGCATTGGCGTCTAACACAATACGGTTGCGTTCAGAATTTAAGGCGATTGCACCACCCGCACTATTTAGCGTTACACCTCTAACACTGTTAGTAGGCGAATAAGTATAATCAAAGAATTGTAATGTACCAGACGCCTCGCTACTATCTCCGTCTATATATGTTGATATACCAAAGTCAGAATAATAAAGCGAACGATTTTGGTTATTGTTTCTAAAACGTAAAAAACCTCCTTGCGCTCGCATAAATACATTATCTTTTTGAGTGTTTCCTCTAAAAGTACGTTGGAACGTACCAGCCATTTCGATTTTATCTTGACTTAAATAAATATAATTCGTACTGTCGCCACCACGTATGCCAACTTTGTTTACATCAATGTCTAAGCCTTCTGGACTTAAATTTAAACGGTTGATAATTTCATCTTTACCTACTTTGTCATTTACACGATTAGCCATAACATTAAAATCTTTATTAACCGTAATATCTACTTTATCGCCTCTAAGTTGGATACCATTTCTATCCATTGTATATGATTGGATATTACCGTTTTCATCGTAACTTAAATTTATTCCCTTAGTTGTTGCTGATATTTCTGCAATAACTTGAGATAACGTTTTACGACTTGCGTTAAATTTCTGCTCATCAACTTTTAATGCTATTTTATCGCCATTTTGAGTGATTGATGTTTCAAGTTTAGTCATGGCTATGTCATTAGATCGTTTATATTCGTCTGTGTAATTTTTAGCATTTGTTTCGGCTTGTTGTATATCACTTTTTACATCTTCATTAGCTGGCGCCCAACCTGTAACTTTATCGCCTTCAACTAGGATAGCTTTCTCGATTGTTACATTTAAGTCTACATTAGATTGACCAGCCACATCTTTATAGATTAAAAATTGCGTACTTTCAGCTTGTGCTATAAATGTATAAATGATTTTACCATCTTTAATATCTACTGTATCTCTTATTCCTGAAGGACTATACGGGAAAATAGAGGTTTTCCCGCTTTGTCTTTCGTCAGTAGTGACAACATTTGCTTTTAAAGTATAAGTTTTACCTATTTCTAAAGGGTGTGTTAAATAATATCTTATATATGAAAAGCCGTTACTATTAGCCCCGTCATTTCGACTTTCACTATTTAAAAGTAAGTTTTCGCTTCCAATATCTAGGTTGTTGATTTCATCATTAGTATAATTTTGTGCTGTTTCTTGTGCTGTTTCTGCTGTTTTTTCTGCGTGTGATTTTGCTTCTTGTAGTTTGCTTTCCGCGTCAGCTATTGCTCGTTTTTCTTCGTCAGATACTATACCGTCAGCGTACGCTTTTAATTGTGTTTCTTTTAAGTTGTCCTGTGCGTCTGCATAGGCTTTCGCTGCTTTTTCTGTTTCTGTTTGTGCTGTTTGCGCTTGTGTTAGTGCATAACTTTTAGCCTCTGTCATACCACTCTCAAATTTAGTTAAAGTAACTTTATCAGTAATTTCATTTGAAAGTTGCTTTCTTTCACTATCAGCATTATCTAATCTTTGAACAATATTATTTTTATCGGTAGTGTAATCTTGTTTAGATACTTTACTTTCAATTTGTGTAGGTAAAATATCAAGTGTCGCTTTATTGCTTTGAACTGTCGTTTCTAAAGGTGTAAGTCGTCCGTCAACATCTCTTAATTTTTGCGCTACATCATCACTTTTAGCCATTAAACTAATCTGTTTATCTAATTCTGTTATGCTTGCCTCGTTAGTTGTTACGCGTGTTGTGATAGGCTCTAAATGATTAGATGTATTTTGATTTGCTGCCTCTTGTGCCTCTTGTGCTTTTTGCTCTGCGTATTCTTTAGCTTCATCACGTTTCGCTATTGCGTCAGCTATTGCTCTTTGTTCTTCATCAGATACAATACCATCAGCGTATGCTTTTAATTGCGTTTCTTTTAGATTATCCTGCGCGTCTGCATACACTTTAGCAGCGTTTTCTGCGTCTTGTTGTGCTTGATTTGTTTGTCTTTGTAAATCTTCTGGTGCTGGTGTCCAGTCAGTAGCAATACTGCCTTTTTCTACTTTTATATCTGTTATATAAAAACTAGGGTATGTGCTATTCATAACTAAAAATGCAACGCGTATTTTTTTAGTAGTAGTATTTACTTTAAAAGAAAATGTTTCCTCTTTATCAAAACTAAAAGACTGATAAGATATATATTTTTCATTATTGTTATTATCAATTTCTTTTACTGGTATATATATACTATTTTTAGTGTTATCTGAAATAGGTTTAACTTTAAATGAAATAGTGTAAGTTTCGTTAGGTATTGTATTTATCACTTGTTGAACTAACCAATCGTTATAAACTTTTACCCAAAGTCTATCGCCTATCTTTTCTAAACGACTATCTAATTTATTATCAAAGCCATAATCGTAATTAAGTGTACCTAATAATAAGTTTCTTCCGCCAACTTCAATACCATCTATTTTACGTTCTACACTACTTATACTTGCGCTTATTTCAGATTTAGTAGTATTTATTTTGCTGTCTATTTCTTTTCCTAAAACACTGTTTAAATTGTTTATTTGACCGTCTGTATAATCTTGTAAAGTATTTTTAAGGTTTTCTACTTCATTACGATTAGGTATATCAGCATATAACTGTTGATTTTCGCTATCCCAACGACCATTAGGTAACGTTTGTGCTATTTTATCCATAGCATCATTAAACTTCTCATCAGTATATTGTGATTGAAGTAATTTCAACCGTTTATCAATAGAAATTTTAGCGTCAGTAACGTATTTATATAATGTTTGTAGCTTTTGACGATACGTAGTAAATAAAGTTTGTGTATCGACTAATTTTCCTATTGTAGCTGTACCTTCATCCATACTATCTAAATTAGTTTTAATCTCTTGATATATATTATCTACATCTAACAATGCTTGGTTTAGATTACCTTTTAAATCATCGTCCACAAGATACTCACTATTTAATACATCATATACATCATTTTGTAACTTACTGTGTTGGATAGTTAAATTGATGAAACTATTGTTTAAATCTCGATACATCACTTGCTCACGTCTTAAACCACCGATTTTTTCTACATCATCAGCAGTTTGAGTGATCCATTTACCATTCCAGTAACGACGTAGTACTGCAACATCAGGGTTTGATGTGTCATACCATAATGTATCGTTTTGTGGGTTTTCTGGTGGCTCTGCACCTTTAAATATCTTACGTTCGTAATATTCTAACTCTCCAGCTACAACATCACTCACGATTGTGTTTACGTTGGAAATATTATCATTAAGTTTTTTAGTAATTTCATCAAGTTTCCTAGTAAAGAACTCTCTTAGTTTGGTTTCTTCGTATTCAATGACATTGCCAAAAGTAAATTCACTTTCATCTGCTAGCCAGTTGTACTTAATACCTATAACTTCTGCTTCTATATATAACGGTGGTCTGAAATCTCTATCTTTTACCCTTACGATATCTCTAAGATGTACTGTTACATCGTTATAATATTTATGAATATCAGTTGAAGAAACTTCATAACTTATCGCTGCTTGGTTACGTTTGTTGAGTTCTGTTTTAGCAAGTGTGGTCAAACGTTTAAGTGTCATATTCTCATCGTTACTTTCAGGCTCATATACATCCCAAATATAACGGTTAGGTAGTCCGAAAATCTCTTGTGCTTCATCATCTACTACAACAGTTTCAATTCTTGAGCCATCTTCTTTTTCAGGACCAACTGCAAGTAAAGCAGTTTTCACTTCAGATAGATCAATCGTTCTTGTCATACCTGTTAAGTCTTTACCTTTAGTAATTTCCTTACCTTTGAATAAGTTTTTAGGTTTAGTAATTGATACATAACGATGTTCGACAGTATGTGCGCCTAATTCAATATAAAAACTAGGGACCATGTCGTAAGTAGTACAAAGCATGTAAATTAAATCAAACGGGTTAGTATGAGAAGTCCATGATGTTGTTCTATTACCACCATATTCTGTATCATCAGATACTTCCCAACCTGTATCAGCAAGTGTTTTAAGTAACGCTTGTGTTGTTGTATGTGCTTCAAATTTACCAGGTTTAATAGGTTTAGCTGTTTTCAAATCTTCTAAATAACTAGCATTACATTCGATTTCAGTTGTACCGTCAAAGTTATCTGCAATGTGGATAATAATAAATTCTCTGAATGTACCGTTATTGTCTTGAGCGATAATACGATTACGTTCTCTTAATTTTTCTGCTCGAGTGTTTTCTATCGTAAAATCAAAGGTTTCTGTTTTTTCTTCTACATTCATACTCATTTCAACATTGATTAATGCGCCATCACTTTGGCTAATAAAATCAATAATGTTGTCATTAAAATCAAGTACATGTATTCCTACATTCTTCACTATCTAACCTCCAATCTATAAAAATCTATCTTGCCAGTATACTGTGGTATCATACGTATTTTCGGGATAAATAATACATTCATTCATACCTTTATTTATGTTAAAGAAGTCACTGCCAAACGTTTTTAAATCGAGTGCAGGTTCTTCATTAATCGTTACTGTCTTTTCTGCCATATTAATGTTGATTAAATCACCTTTTTTGATGATTAAATCTCTTGCTTTAGGTGGTTTAGGTAAAATCTCATGATTATAACTACCTAAAATTGTTGTTGGCATATGATAATTGTTGCCATTTTTAGCAATATAGATACTTACTGCTGATATAGGTCGTTGATAGAAGTTCCCACTATCAATAAATACCTTTTCTGTCACATCTACTGGCGTAATTCGTTTAGGATAGTCTACTTCGTCATATTTCCATGTTTTTATATAAAACTTATCTCCAATACGTTTTAAACGCATATAAATTACTATATGTTTCCATGTGTAAAATTTTGGTGTATTTGTATATCTATATATTGTCTTTTGATTACCATTTTGGTCGAATAGTGTCACATGTATTGTACCTATATTTTGCGTTGCTCTAGGATTACTATAACCAATAGAAGCAATCACACGGTTATCTGTATCATATACATACTGTGTTGCATGTGTTGCACCTTTTTTACTTTGGTTAACATGTATTTTAACTGTCGAACTAAAATCTTGAGTACTTTTACCGAATGAGTGCTTATATTCTGCACCATTCCATCCACTTGTACTTGTAATACTACTTTCATTGAGCATAAAAGCGTCTTTTGAAGAACTCATTGTCATAGCACCACCAACTGTTCCGCCAGTTACATTGTCGTTAATAGTACCGTTAGTGACTTTAGTCCATCCAAAGAAAGAACGCATCTCATCATTAAATAAAGTTGGTGTATAATCTTCGACTTTCTTATCTAAATCATCATCGCCAATCATGAAATAATCTTCATTATTCTTAGTGATAGAGAAATAACTCGCATTCTTCAACGCTGTTGCTTGTACAATGATAGGACTGTCTGCTGTTCCTATACTTACGACAGATACTTGGTCAGAAATGGCAGTGTTTTTAGTACCTTCGACTGCGTATTTGTATGGATCAGTTAGAACTACATTAATACTGAATTGCCAAAACGTTTTACTGTATTTATCTAACTCAATTGGTCCTTCAAAGTAAGCGTTCCAGTACCAATCTTGCGACTTAAACTGTAAAGGTACAGCATGGTCATAATCAAACAGTTTAACTAACTCATTTAACACTTCATCATGTGTTTTTATACCATCAGATGAAAGATAATCATTTCTCACTATTAATGGAAGTTCGAATTTATATTCTTTCAATTGTCTTTGTTTTACTATACTTCCACTTCGACCTAGTATTTCTTCAGTTTCAATACCAAAATTAAAAGAGGGTATTTTAAACCCTCTTTCAACTACTAACCATGGAAGTGTTTTGTTATTAACTTTTATTGTATCAATCAATTATGTGACCTCCCCTGGTTTAAATCTTGATTTTCTTTGTTTTTGTCTATTGTATTTATCAATAGAATTAAAAACTTGTTGTTCATGTGTATATTTATCAATCGTTGGTTCAAAGTTTTTATCTGCAATCGTTTGATTACTTGTTACAATTTGAGTTAATAAAGCGATTTGTTGTTGTTGTGCCTGTAGCATTTGCAACAACAAATCATTATCATTACTTCCACTTGGTTTTGGCAATGAATTAGGTCGTTTATTACCTCTTGTATTACTTTTTTTATCAATGTCTTGTGCTGCAAGTGCTAGCATTTTCATAGCGTCACTACGTCTAGCTGGATCAGTTGGAATTATCCACTCTGGATAACCACCTTCTGCTATGTTGTACCAACCAGCAGATTTGATTAAGCCACCTGTTGCGTAACCATGACCATGACCGATAACTCGCAACATTCCTGTTCTACCATAACGTTTTTTGGCATAATTGATTGCTGCCATAGCATTATCTAAACCATTCATAATATTGCCATGACCTGGTAATTTATTTGCAGCAAATGTTGGTGGGATAACTTGTAATAAACCTCTTGCTAGATTTCCTGTTCTATTATTTATATCGCCGATATTTCCTTGAACAGCACCAGCATTACCGCCACTTTCCGTTTGTATTTGTCTTATCCAAGCGTTGACATAAGCTGGTGTAGTTGGTAAGCCGTTAGCTTTTAACGCTTGTTTAATTTCTGGTTTCCATTTACTTGCTGCTTTTGAACCACCAGATTTACCGCCACCGTTATGTGTTTTTAGCCATTTAGTAGGGTCGAATGCGCGTCCGTTACGCTGCATTTCGTAATGTAAATGAAGTCCTGTTGAACTACCAGCACCTTGTCCATCTTCTCTAGGGTCACCACCTGAAATACCTAAGAAAGTACCAGGTTTAACTTTTTTAGTACCGTGAAAGGCTAGTTTGTGTAAGTGGCCGTAAATAGATTTTAAGTTACCGTTAGTGACTTCCATATGATTACCAAAGCCGCCACTCCAACCAGTAAAGGCTTTTGCTGTACCGCTCATAGTTGAATAAACTTTATCGTGTTTGTAGTTGATATCTAATCCATAATGAGGTCGTGCGAATGGATAACCAGCTGCTCTTGCTGCTGCCGCTGTTGGTGCAAAGCCGAAGTTAATACCTTTTGAAAGGTCGATATATCCACCGTCGCCACCTCCAGCTTCTTCAAACCATTCTTTAACTTTATTAACGGCTCCCTCTTTTAGTTTTTTAAACATACCTTTCATAAGGTTAAATGGTAATTCAGCGCCTTTAGGTATGCCAAATGAAGCCATGTTAATACCGAAGCCTTCGAATACTTTTTCTAATAATTTTTTTGGCTTTTCTATCCAATCTAGTACATCGCCAATTTTATCAGATAACCAATCTTTACCTTTTTTAGCAGTGTTTAACGCACTATCGACAACTGCTTTTCCTCCTTCTACAACCTTACCAGTCATAGCTTTGACACTGTCTTTAGTTTTTTGAGCTACGTCACCCGCTAAATTGTCATCTTTTTTATGTTTTTTCGGCTTTTTGCCTCCACCTAATAAATTGCCAATAGCTGTACCTATACTGAATTTAGGTATTGTACCGCTATTAAATTGTGGTCTATTAAGTAAACTATGCGTTTGTGCGCCATTTAAAATACGAGTTCCTTTTGCAAGTGGAATTGTTGTATCTGTAGCTGGTGTGATGAAAGCCTTACCGTTAGGTGGAATGACTGTTTCATGTCTAAAGCCACCTGGACCATTGCCTGGTCCTTTATCTCCCACAGTAGCTAAAGTATTTTGATTAAGTTTACCTTTTGTAATGTAACTTTGAGTGTGGGTGCTTTCAGTACCAGTAGAAAATTTTATTGTAGGTAACTTAGGCATATCTAATTTTCCAGCTACCCAGTTCACTCCACCTATTAGTTTATTCAAACCTTTTTTAACTGCTGTAACCATTCCAGTAATATGGCCTTTGATTTTTCCAATAATATTTTTAAGTCCACCATTCATATTATTGAATGTATTTCGAACACTATTCCATAAACTTTTTGCAAGACCAGTAACAGAGTTTTTTATGCCTTTCCATTTAGAAATCGTATCACTTTTCACTTTACTGAACGTGCTACTTGTACCACTTTTCAAATTATTCCAGTTTCGCTTAACACCTGACCATAGCGCCTTAGCTAATCGAATAGTATTATTCTTAATATTGTTCCATGTTTTATCCATGTAACTTTTAACATTATTAAAAATACGACGCGTTCCTTTTGAAAGACTATTCCACGTATTTTTTACGCCCGACCATAATGATTTAACAAGCTTAATAGTAGTGTTTTTAATATTACGCCACACATTAGACATAAAGTTTTTCAGTTTATTAAAGATACTACGTGTTACTTTAGATAAACTATTAAATACATTTTTAACACCACTACTTAAACCTTTAGCGAGTTTTACTGTTGTGTTTTTGATAGCTGTCCAAGTTCTTGTGATAAACGCTTTTAAATTAGCTAGTATTTTTCGGACACCGTTATACATGCCTTTAATAGCATTAATAACACCGTTTTTAATAGCATTCCAAATTCTGATAGATATTGCTTTTATACTTTGCCATAGACGAGTAATGAAGTTTTTCAATGTGTTAAGGATATTTCTAGCTGTGCTGATCAATGTTCGAATAATGGCTAGCACTCCGATTTTTAAGGCAGTCCATAATTTAATAGCAGTATTTTTAATAGAATTCCATAATGCAGATAAGAAAGCTTTTAAAACTGCAAAATTATTACGAGTTAAAGCTATCCAACCACGAACAATTGCTAATACAGCGTTTTTAGTTCCATTCCAAATTGCGATAGATAAAGTTTTAATACCATTCCATATTGCTACTATCGCGTTTTTCAATCCTATTATTAAACCTTTGACTAATAAAACTAAGCCTCGGACAATACCTACTACAACGTTTTTAATAATCGTCCAAATAGTACGGAATGAATTTAACATTAATTGGCCTATAGTTTTAATAATAATAAGCATGTTGCCAAGGGTAGCTCTTAAAATACCACCAATAGCTAATAAAGCTCCACTGAATACTTGTTTAATACCTTGCCACATTAATGAGAAGTCGCCAGTGAATAAACCTTTAAAGATATTAATAATCCCACGTATTACATTTAATCCGCCTTGTACAATCATACGAATACCTGTGAAGGTATTAATAACAATTTGTTTTAATCCACCAAATATAATTGAAAAGAAATTCTTGATACCTGTTAAAATTGGTTTAATGATATTATTGTATAGCACTGTCAACGTAGCAGTTACACCTACTTTTATAACTTTAAATGCATTAACAATACTTGCGCCATTTTCTTTCCAAAATGCTTTAAAAAATGCACCTACGGCTACCGATATCGTTTTTATGAAGTTAACAAAATCATTATAAGCGCCACGTATCATTAACAAGGTAGATGTAAATTGTCTAGCTGCTTCATCAGGCAAAATCTTTTTAAAAATATTTAACCCTTTACCAGTGTCATTACTAAACACTGCTTTTATACCTGCTCCAAATTGTTTAATTACATTCCATAAACCGATAAACGCATTTTTAACCGGATTAATCACCGCATTTACAATATTTCTGAATGTCTCTGACTTTTTATAAGCAACTACAAAGGCTGTTCCTATTCCTGCAATAGCTGCAACTGCGATACCAACTGGACCTGTTAATGCAGTCATTAGTCCGCCAATTAAAGGTATCTTAGTAAGTAGTTGTGCAATATTAGGTAAAACGCCTTTAATACCACCATTAAATAGGCTAAAGAATTTAGCGCCGCCTTTAGTAGCATTAAGTAACGTCATAGCTTCCGAGATACCTACGATACTATGTGCTAATACACCAGTTGCAACAATAAGTGGAGGTATAGCAACACCTAACAAAGTAAATGCTGCGATTGCTATCTTAGTAGCATTACTTGTACCTTGTAAGTGTTCGAATAGTCCAGTCAACTTATCTGCTAAGAATGAAACGATAGGTGCAACTGCATCTCCAATTGTTCTAGCAAAGTTGATGAAAGTGTTTTTTAACATTTTTAACTTACTACCCATTGTTTCGTAACGGACATTAGCTTCATTAGTTAAAGCGCTATTTTCTTTCCAACCTTCTGAGCCTGTTTTAAGTGCTTTATCTAGAACTTGATGATTGTTAGCCATACGTCTAATAGTATCGGCTTCTCTTATTCCTTTGATACCTACATCATCTAAGGCTTTTAATACTCCTTTTGCTCCGCCTTCAGTTTTACCTAAACCTTTAACAAACATTGATAAAGCTTTACTTGGGTTATTTTCCCAAATTTGTGCAAATTCTTTACCACTAACGCCTGCAGTTTTAGCAAAGCTATCTAAAGTGTCGCCACCTTCAGCAACAGCTTTTGTCATCTTATTCCAAATTTGTGTCATGGCAGTACCGCCGGCTTCTGCCTCGATTCCTACTGATGACATCGCTGCACTAACTGACATAATTTCATCAGAACTAAAACCTGCTTGTGCGCCTGCACCAGCTAAACGTTGTGCCATTTCAACAATTTCTTTTTCAGTTGTGGCTGTACTGTTACCTAAAGCGACAACTGTTGAACCTAATCTATCTACATCTTTGATTGGCATATTTGCAGCATTAGCAAATCTTGCAAACTCTGTTGCAGCTTCGTCTGCAGTAAGGTTAGTAGCTACACCTAAGTTCATCATTGTTCTAGTGAATGAAGTGATATCCTGTTTCTTGATACCTAGTTGTCCCGCAGCTTCTGCTACTCCTGCTATTTCTGTTGCAGCGAATGGCATTTTATTACTCATTTTAGTAATCTCATTGCCCATTTTATTTAATTCGCTACCACTCATATTAGTTGTTTTAGCCACACCTGCTAAAGCTTGTTCCCAATCAACAGAAGATTTAATAGCTATTCCCATACCTGCAACTGCTGGCATAGTCATATAAAGCATTGAAGTAGATCCAACACTTCTCATAGTAGAGCCTACATTTCTAATAGAATCTTTATACTTATTAACACTTTGAATACTTCTACCAAACCCACTAGATGCTAAACGTTGTGCGTTCCGTTGTTCTGTTTCTAGTCGTTTATAGCTTTGCGTAGTTTGATCTAGTTCGCTCTCAAGTTCATTCATTTTAATTTTTTGTTGAGTGATAGCACTAGATAATTCTCTAGCTTCTTGACTGTCGCGTCCTTGTGCAGTGGCTACATGATTGTATTGTGCAATTAATTCTCTTAACACTACACGTTGCTCTGACATATTAGTTTTAAGAGTGTTTAAATGATTACCATAAGCTTTTACACTTTCTCCTGCACGAGCAAGATTGCTTCTTGATAGAGATAACGTATCGTTAAACTGTGACATCTTCGCTCTAATTTGAGCCATAGAAGAAATGCCTTGCTTTTGTTCCATTTCTAGACGGTTATGTGCTTGTGTTGTTTGATTTAATTGAGTATTTAACTCTTTTAATTTCAAACGTTCTTCAGATAACTTTACGTTAAGTTGTTGTGCTTCTTGGCTAGTTGCACCATATTGTTTTTTAGCAAAGTCATACTGTCTTGATAAATTTTGAACAATAAGTTGCTGTTGTTTCATTCCATTGTTCAATTCAGAAATGCGCGCTTTATATGCTTGAGCAGTTTGACCGCTCATTTTGAATTTATTAGCACTAATTGTTAAAGATTGTGCTACCTGCGACATTTTTTGTCGAATTTCAGACATTGAAGCAGTTAATGTTTTTTGTTCAAATGCAAATCGTTTAGCTTCCATAGTCGTTTTCTTATATTGATTGTCTAGTTGCCCTAAAGTTGCTTTTTCCTGTAAGATTTTCTCTTTTAACTCTAACGCTTCTTTACTCATAACGCCTTGTTCTCTAGCAACCTTCTGATAACGACCTTCTAATACTCTAATTGTATTTTGGTGCTTTTGAATAACTGTGTTGAGTTGGTTTAAATAATTCTTATAACTACTTGTAGATTTTTCTGTACTTTGAAATGCCATATTTGCAATGTTAAGTTGACGTTTCATTGTACCTAGAACATCGTTAATCTTTTTCATTGAGAAAATCGTTTGTTTAGTCGTTGTACCGAATTGTTTCATCTCTTGTTCAGTTGAATTCAATTGTCGTTGATACATTTGTAATGCTCTGTGTTGCTTACTGTATTCTTGACGTAACTTTTCGGCTTCAACACTAGAACGTTGTTCTTCTAAAGTCATTTTCTTTAACTGATTAGAAATATCTTTCATAGAGTTTTCAGTTACATCAATCGCTTTAGTTAATTCTTTCGTTCTTGTTGCATAAGACTGCATGTTTTTCTCTGAGTGCTTGAAATTAGCATTAGATCTACGCATTTCTGAATCTAATGTTTTGAATTGCGCTCGTATTTGTTTCATTGTACGTTCAATACCAACGTCACGCATATTCATTAATATTGATAGACCTTTAAATCTTGATTCAGCCACTTACTGTCCCTCCTTCCTTATTTAGGTATAAAAAAATAGCCTTAGTACCAATGACTAAGGCTACAATGCAGAGAATAGCGCATCGGCTTTTTCATCAGTATCAACAGTATTTAGATGACGTTCATCTAAAATTTGAAGTATATAATAAAATGGCATTTCAAGAACTTGGTTTGCAGGTGTACCATTTTCCACCATATCTTTTACGACTTTATCCAAATTCTTCAACATGCCATTGTAAGTTAAATCTTCTTTTTTTAATTTGTTTAGCTGATGCTCTGAATAAACTTTTTTGTTTCCTCGTCTTGTTGGCCATTAGCAATGAACTGTACTTGTTTTTGTAATGTTTCAAGTGCGTCAGGCGCATGTAGACGATTTCTAATATCTTTAGCAGTGAATTGTTTACCATAAATCTTAACTACTACATCAATTAATTTATCTAATTGTTCTTTGAATGATAATTCAACTTCTCCATTTTCCGCTTTCTCTAATTCAGCCATAATATCCACTGATTCATATAAAACATCTAATGGAATAAAATGTGGTGTTAAGTACGTTTCAAGTTTAATTTCTTCTGCTTCTGGGTTTTCTACTAAACGAATGTAGTTACGTTTTAATTTATTTGACATGTCTTAATATCTCCTTTTTATTTCGAAATAAAAGGACTGCTAAATGCAGTCCTAAAGATTAATTTATTTATCTTCAACACGTTCGAAGAATGGTAACTCATAACCTTTTTTCTTCAAACGTTTTTCAAAGTCGTCGACTACTTTTACTTTTTCTTCCACAACATCGTTTTTGTGATATTCTTTACCTGTTTTTAAGTCATTTGCGTCTTTAAGTACTTTGTATTGAGCCATTAATTAACACTCCTTATGCTTCAGCGGTATTTTCTTCTGCTGCACTATCACCAGTGTCTACTTCTGTTTTACTGTCATAAGCACCATTTAATAATTCTTGGAAGAATGAATCAACATCAGCACCTTCACGAGAACTATCGAATAAAATTTTACGTTTACCGTCAGCGATACGGTGCATTGCAGTACCTTCTGATTCTTCTGAACTGAATTCCCAATCTTCTTCGGCAGTTTTACCTTCTAAGTTTGGATCAGCAAACATAACTTTAGTTAAACCAACTTGTTGATAAGAACCGTCACGTCGTTCACGTTTAAACCATACTGCTACATAGTTGTTTTGTTTACCACGTTCTTCAGAATATACTCCTGCTTCGTTATAAATTTCATTGAAGATTAACTCACGAATTTCTTGTGGGAAAGCATGCATTGTCATCGAAATTTTACCTTCACCATCAGTAGTACCTGATTCAATGATTGAACCGTCAGCGTAAGCATTAACAATTTCTCCACCAGTTTCTACTGAAATTTCTTGTAAACCACGAGTTTGTGTTACATTTGAATATTTGATAGTGCCATCTAATTCATCTGTTTCTAATAAAGCGAAACCTAAATCTTTAATATTAATAAATGATTTTGGTGTTTTAGCATATTTAACCATTTAAATTTTCCTCCTCATAAAAAATTGCTTCATATCGTCTTGTTGAGCGATACAAAGCAAATTCTTTGTTATATTCATTTCCTAAATTACTTACTTGCCCTGCTTTCAATTCTTTCCAGAGCAAATCACTAATACGTTGCGATATTTCGTTTCTTCTTAATCGTGCATTGTAATCTGCGTTAGCTTTCACAAATACATCTATTTGAACAATATAACTATACGCTGCACGTTCTCCGTCATAATGTACTTCGGGAATAGGATCATCGAAATCATCCAATACGACATAAGGCTTTGTGATGTCTTTAACGTCAGGATAGTCATTGAACTTTACATTTTTGATATCTAGTATTTTCATTAGTTTTTCGTCATCTTTTAGGACGCTGTATATTTTATTTAATATATCAATCATAGTAACTTCTCCACTTCTTCCTGTACCGTTTTATAAAACTCTTTCTCAGCTGTACGCAATGCTTTATCTATCGCCCCAAAACCTTTAGGACGAATAAACTTACCATTTCTAGCGTGAAAGCCTTTCTCATTTAAATGAACAATAGAATATCTGTGATGTGGTCCTTCCCAATATACACGTACTGAACGAACGCCTTTATCCCAATAAGGTTGTGATAATTTAGCTTCTTCATATTCTGCGCCAGTATCTCTAAAGTAACGTATATTACTTTTGATAGCGTCTAGCACAATATTACCTGCCTTAATCAACGCCTTATCTATGATTTTGTTCATTCTTTGTCGACTGAATCTCTTTTCCAAATCTTTTTGTAATTGATTTAAACCTTCTGCACGAATACCACTAAAATTATTACTCGCCATTAGATACCACCCCTGCAGTTAACATTAAAAATTGTTCGTTCTCTACATCGGGTTGTACTAATTTAATATTCAAATCTTGATGAATATATGGCGAATCTATTGCAACGTAATGCTTTTCATTTGGTATATATTGCCCATGTGTTTCACGTATAAATATCTTCACATCATGTTCTGTACCATTTGCAATTGCTTGTTGTAATTCAGTCATTTTCCATTGCGGAACATATGCCCAACAATGATATAAAACTCTTTTACGTTTTACGCCTGCTTCTGGCCCTTCATTCTCTTGATACTCATAAAAATGAACACGCGTATTTAACTTTTTTGTTGTAATAAATGGTTTTTTAAATTTACTTTTCATTTACATCACGCTCTCTTAATGTCAAAAAGCCAAAGTGTAACAAATCATCTTGATAATTGTCGTTAAAGAATTCTAATAAATCTTCGTAATCATATCGAGCGCGTGCAAAAACTAAGTTTTTACCGTTTAAATTACTATTAATATCAAATACGCCAAAACGTGTTTCTAAGTTCTCGTAAGACATATTTAAAACACGTAATAAGTGTTCATCTTCTGTATCATGAGAAATCTTAGTGTATTCTTTAAATTCATCTAAAATTTCATCTGATATCTTAACGCTTGGCATTAGTATCAACTACTTTCTTAGGCTTGTGCAGTACTATCTGTCGTTCCACCTGCAGGAGTTGAAGTACGAACTGCAGTAGATAATTCTAAGTCATACACGCGTGATGCATTATTGTCAGCTGGTTGACCATAAGCGAATGTTTTAGCTGTGTATAAAATACAATCTTCTAACGCTAAAGTTTGGTCGAATTTTTTAACTGTTAATCCGCCACCACGTACTGCATCATAACGATCAGTTACAAAAGCAACTAATTTATTCGTTGGAACAAATTCAGAAGATACGATTTGTACGTTATAAGGTAATACTGTTACAAAACCACCATTAGCAGTTAAGTAAGTGTAACGCGCTTGTACATCCCATGAATCTTGTGGATTAACTACTAATACAACTTTACCGTCAATGTTTACCTCTTTACCGTTTTCTTTAACAGATAAGCCTTTTAATACATCTTTTAATTCATTCACAGTTGTATCTGCATCAGCAAAAGTTAAAGTACCAGAAGAAGTTTTATCAACTACACCGCCGTTTTCTTGAATATCTTTCATTAAACCTACTGGTTGGTCTTTAGATGCACCTTCACCAGTTAAGAAAGCAGCTTCTAAAGCAACTGAAATAGCTTCTTCAATTTGAGTACGAACAAAACGTTCTACCCAGTTAGGCCCAAACATTTTTAAATCATCAGGGATAACTACGAAACAAGTTAATTTAGATTGTTTGAATTCTTCTTCATCAAACGCTGCATCTAATTGACCTTTGATTTCACCAAAGATTTTACCCCAAACTGCTTGACCAGTTGGTTCTGCTTTAATGATACGTGTTACTAAACCTGCGTTTTGAATATTGATTTTTGAAAGTAATGGATGTTCTGATTGCAAATCATCAAACACACGTTCAATGACTGTTTCAGGTAATAATTTTTCTTCTTTATATCCTACTTCTGTATTGATTTCATTAAAGAATTTACGTTCTTCTGAAGTTAATGGATCTTGTGAGCGTTTTGCTAAGATACCGTTATCTACTACACGATTATTAACTTCTGCTGAAATTTCTTCTTGTAAATCATTTGATAATGCATCAAACATTTCTCCAAATGCTTTTGATTGTTCTTCATCACTTGCACCATTGCGAACTAATTCAGCAAAATGCGCTTTATGGTCTTGATAGTTCTTTAATTTTTCTCCGACTTTAATAGCCATAATATTCCTCCTTAAATTTATGCATAAAAAATAGCCATTAACATCAATTGTTAATAGCTACTTAAAATGCAAATCTCGAAAATTTATTTTTTTTTGGCGGTGGATTAGTACCCCCGCTTTGACTTTCGCCTTCGTCGTCTTTTTCTAATTTATCAAGGCGTGATTCAATGTTTTTAATTTTGTTTTCTAAATCTGCAATGCGTTGTTCGTTTGAATCATCACTTGAAGGCTCATCAGATGTTTCTTCTTCTGCTTCATCAATCATTGCATTGATAATTTTTTGTTGCTCTTTAAGTCTTGCGATATACTTAGAATCTTTCAAATTACTTACACCTTCTTTCTGCTTCTCAACAGATTTACGAGATGATTTCTCATCTGCAAAACCTTTATTGATTGCTTCATCTGCAGTTAACCACGTTTCATTAGTGATTAGATTAACAATCTCATCACGATCTAAACCTGTTCTATCGTGATATATATCAACAATAGATGTATCAATTGCAGTTAAAGCATTCAATGTTTTCTGAATGTCTGATTTGTTACCAAAAGCCATTGTAGAAGCCTCATGTACCATCATATTTGCACCCGTTCGGATGATAATCTTATCTCCTGCCATTGCAACTAATGATGCAGCACTTGCAGCTAATGCAGTGACTTCAATTGTAATGTGATTTGATAAGGACTTTAAGTAATTATAAATTTCTATCCCTTCAAACACATCACCACCGCCAGAATTTAAGCGAATAACAATATCTTCTTTAACATCATCAAGCGAATCTTTCACAGCTTTAGCGCTGATAGTGTCGTCAAGAAAAGATAAGTTAGCAAT